CGAGAAATTCGACAACCTCTCGCCCGGCGTCTTCGCGAACACCGTTTCGGCTGGCACTGGCGCGACCGCCGTGCCCACCCTGACATACTCCGCGCCCGCGCTCGCCTCGGGCGTCCAGGCGCAGGGGAGTATTTCGCTCACCGTCGTCGGCACGCCGGCCATCGGAGCCGGGGGCACCGGGAACGCGGTCGGCGACTTCATCACGTTCAGCAACGGCGTCGTCCTCAAGGTGGCCTCGGTCACCAGCGGCGCGGTCGCGACGTTCTCCCCGGTCAGCACCACGGGGTGCTCCGGTGGCGCGCTGGTCGGCGCCGGCACGCCGGTACCGGCGAACCCGGTGGCCATGGTTTCGACCACGGGAACCGGCACCGGCGTGACGGCAACCCTGGTCTGGGGGCTCGGCGCCGTCACCATGCAGGTCAACGGCTCAGGCTACACCACGGCACCCACATGCGCGGTGAGCGCGACGGGCGGTTCCGGCACCGTGACGCCGTCGTCCTCGATCTGGGGCAACGTGGCGGCCGCGGTGAACAACGGCCTGTCCACCATCCGTCCCGCCTCGAAGCTGATCTCCGCCTCCGCCGGCTCCGGTACCGACGCGGCGACGGTGGGCTCCTATACCTTCTCCGGCGGCACCGACGGGGTGGCGAACGTCACGGCGGCCTCACTGATCGGCGTCGACGTGATACCTCGCAAGGGCATGTACGCCTTGCGGTCGAGCGGATGCGGCGTGGTCATGCTGGCGGACGCCGACGACAGCACGCAATGGTCGACGCAGACCGCGTATGGGCTGTCCGAGGGGTCCTACATGGTCGCGGTCAGCCCGGCGGGGGACACGATCGCCAACATCACCGGCAATTCCGGCACGCTCGCGCTCTCCGGCGCGGCCAACTTCCCGCTCAAGCTGATGTTCGGCGATTGGATCTGGTGGAACGACCAGGTCAATCAGATCCTTCGCCTCGTCTCCCCGCAGGCGTTCGCCGCCGGCAAGCTGGCCGCGCTCGGGCCGCAGGAGTCGAGCCTCAACAAACAGCTTTACGGCATCGTCGGGTCGCAGAAATCCGGTACCCCCGGCGCGCCCACCCTGCAGACCTATTCGTCCGCCGACCTGACCGCGCTGGCCGCCGCCGGCGTCGACGTGATCGCGAACCCGTCGCCGGGCGGCAACTATTTCTCCTGCCGGCTGGGGCACAACACGAGCCCGATCGCCGTCATTCACGGCGACAGCTACACGCGGATGACGAACTATATCGCGGCGACGCTGGCCGGCGGCATGGGCCAGTTCGTGGGCCGCACGATCACGCCCATATTGATGCAGGAGACTGAAGCCACGTTGCTCGGCCTCGGCGCGCGCATGGCGAGCGCGACCCCGCCACAGATCGGCACGATCGACGGCAGCCCCTCCTACTCGGCGATCTGCAGCGCGAAGAACAACACCCCGCAGGGCGTGGCGCTGGGCTACCTGCAGGCCGACACGAAATGGGTCTATCTGGGCATCAACGAAGAATTCATCATCAACGTGATGGGCGGCGCGTCCGTTACCATTTCGCAAAGCACCGTCGGCGGCCAGCCGGCCTCGCAATAATTCTTCCCCGGAGAAATCACCATGTCTGGCACAACCTCGTCCGGGTTTAATGTCGGCCGCGACGTATCGGTTGTCGCGATCCTCAATGGCACGCGTCTCGACGTGACCGGGCTGACCGACTTCGAGCACCGCCCGCGGTACGACAAACCCAAGCATCGGCCACTGAACACGCCGACGCAGGAAATGCGCATCCCAGATGGGCACGAGTTCAAGTTCAAGATCGATCGCACCAGTTCGTCGAACGACGCGCTGTTCGCGCAAATCGAGGCGAACTGGTGGGCCGGGGGTTCGCGGGCCACGGGGACGGTGACGTTTTACATTACCGAACTGGACGGATCGCAAAGCCGCTATCAGGCGACCGGCGTCGTCATGTCGCTTGAGGACGCGGGAACCGCGAAACAAGCCGACGCGATCATCCAGTCGATCGAGGGCTTCGCCTCGACGTGGCAACCGGTATAGGGCCCGAAACATGAGCGAAACGAGTGAAGCGGTCATCCTGACCGACGCGGACGGGCGGAAGCTGGAAGTCAGGAAACTGGACGCGCTGGAGCAGCTTGATCTGTTCGAAGCCGCGGGCCCGATGGCTTAGAACGCGCCATGGCTCGGCACGGCGACGGTCGCGGCATGCGTTCGCGCGATCGATGGAGTGCCGGTTCCCTTCCCGCGAACCCGCAACGAAATTCGCGCGCTGGTGAAGCGCCTCGGGCACGCCGGGCAGCGCGCCGTGCAGCCGCTTTACAACGACGAAGCGGACGCCAGGGAAGACGCCGAACTCGCAAAAAACTGAGCCGCCACGGTCCGCTGCGCGAGGTGCTCCGGCTCCTGAGCGCGGGCGTGCCGTGGCATGAAGCCTGGGCCATGTCGCCGGCGCGCCGGCTGGCTTTCATCGTGGCGGACGGAGAGCGGCGCGGCGGCCGGTACGACTGGGATAAGACGACCTGGGCGGAGCCGCCGGCGGCATGAAGGAATTCAAATCGCCTGGGGCGTTCGCCAGGTATCTCCGCGCCGTGGCCGGACGCATCGAGGCCGCTGAAACGGCCGGGCTGGAAAAGGCCGCCGTCATCGTCGAGCGCGAGGCCAAGGCGTCAATCGGCACCTACCAGGAGGGGTGGGCGCCGTTGAGCCCCGCCACGCTGGAGGGCTTCTTCCACCCGCTGGCGGGGTGGATTCCCGGGAAGATCGAAACCGGCTACGCGCCGCCCGACAATCCGTTGCTGCGCACGGGCGCGCTGCGCGAGGACTATGAACACACCGTCGCGAGGCCCGAAATGGTCGTGGGCAGCAATTCGGACATCGCGGTCTGGCAGGAAATGGGCACGCCGGACGCCGTGTATCCGATTCCGCCCAGGGCGGTTCTCGGTGGCGCGATGAAGCGCCGGGCCGGCGGCGCGATCGACGCCATCATGCAGGAAGTCATGGTGGTCATCGCGGGGACGCGCGTGAACCGCTGGGACTGATCAGTGGCGCCGGCGGCCGGCGACGTATCCCGCGGCGAATGGCCAAACGCCATCCGTTCTGGTGCCGTGCCGCTGGATCAGCCAAAGCCCGGCGACGACCGAGGTCACGAAGAGGATCGGCAGCAGAGCGATCCAGGCCGCCACCAGGGCGCCTGGCAGCGGAAACCACGCCGCCCCGGCGACCAGAGCGACGGCGGCAAGCGGGAACGACAAGAGCGTGCACCGCGCGGCCAGAAAAGCACCCCGCTCGCGGCCCCGCGCGCGCAGGTAGGCTCGGACTTCCTTCATGCGCTCGCGATGGGCGATTTCCGCTTCGTCCGCGAAATCTTTGGCCGGATCGAGCGGGACTCGTTCGTGGATGGTTTCGGCCTCATCACGGCCGCTCAAATACGCCGCGATGCGCCGCCGTCCCTGAAGGGTGGCGCCATCGTCGTCAAAATCGTCGGTCGAACCAGGTGGCGGCATGATCGAGGCCTATAAGATCGGCGCGTCGCTGCTGCTGGAAAGCAACGCGATCGCCGAGATTACGAAGATCGCCGAAGAATTCGAGTCGTTCGAACGGCTGGTCAAAAGCGCTCAGGCCAACGTGCGGGCATTCGCCAAATCGCTGGACATGATAGGGGCCGGCGCGCGGCCGATCAATCAGCTTGTCACCAGCCTGAAAAAGCTGGCCGACACGCGGGTGTCACCGAATGCCACCGGCATGCAGCAGGTGGCCGATATCAGCGAGAAGATCGCGACGCAGCAAACCACGATCGCGCGGGCGTCATCCGAAACCGCGACAGCCTGGAAGGCCGCGGCGGACGCGATGAAAGGCGCGGGGCGCACCGGAGGGCCAGGAGCGCCGCCTGGCCCAACGGACGAAGAGAATCCGCCCGGTGGCGGGCGACGCGGCCCGCGCCGCGATCGCGACGCGATCGGCGGTGACATGTTCATGGCCGGGCTTGGCCTCAGTCAGGCCGGCGGCGGACTGCTGAGCTTCGTCGAGAAGGGATTCAACGCGGCGGCCGAGATCGGCGCGCAACAGGCCCGTCTCACGATGATGGGCTACACGGAAGGTCAGATAAGGGAAGCGCTGGGACTGGGGCGACAACTGCAACAGCAGGTGCCCGGCACGACGATCGCGGCGAACCTGGAGACGCTGGCGGATGTCACGTCGGTATTCCAGAAGCCCGATGAGGCGATGGCGCTGCTTCCCGACCTCGCGCGCATGGGCATCGTGCTGGGCGCGGCCGGCAAGGGCGACCAGATCAAGGAACTGTTCGCCGCGGCGCGCGCCGGGGAGCTGCGCGGGTCCTTGAGCAATCCCGACACCGGTGAGCTGGACACCGCGAAGTTCGCCGAGTTCCTGAAAAAGCTGGAAACGGTCACGGTCCTGACCGGCGGTCGCGTGGGGCCGGC